TCAAGCGCTTCGCCTCCCTGCGGCCCACCACGCCCGGCGGACGAGGTCCTGCGGCGGCACCTGGGTTGCTCCGGCTTTTCTCGCTCGTTCCCGGGCGTTGTCCGTCGTCAGGTCATAGTGGGGATGAAGGCCTTTACCGTTCTGATACCAGGCACGATCGAGCCGTATCATGCGGGCGAAGCGATGGAGCTCCTGTTCGCTCGTGTCGGAGACTATGTGCCCCATGTTGTCGAAGAGAATCATGCCGGTCCTCCTGGAGGAGTCCATCCGGCAGCCTGCAGGGCTTTTTTGATTTCCTCGTCGTCCAGGTCAAGCATAGTATGATGTTTTTCGCCACGCTCGATGATGTCGACGCCCACGAGCTCCCCAGTTCTGACTACATTCACCCCGAGCCATAGCCTATTTGGGTTAGGATCATGTGCCACCATACCCTGCTCGTTGATGACTACCGCATGCTGCCGTCCTTCAAAAGTCCGGCTCAGAACGGAAGCGATATAAAAGCCATCGATGCTTCTGTAATTGCGACGGTCGGGATCTGAATGCCGGTCCCGATAGGCTGTGCCGAAGAATTCGTAACCCAGGCTCCTGAGGAAGTGCCAATAAACCTTGAACCACGCCTGTTCGCCGTACAGCCTGAAATTGGGCACCTGTTCGAGCTCCAGGTCGAAGATGCTCGCGATAGCTGCACGTAGACAGTCCCCGCGGTCGGGATCAATGACGGACTGAAACACGGGCTTCATCCGATCACCTTCCAGTGCTTTTCGTACTCGGGCTTTATCGGCATTATGAGGCCGTCGCCGCCTTCGAAGCGGAAATGCTCGGGGTGGTACTCTCCATCGTCGGCGACGGAGATCTCGCAGCCCGGGAGCGTCCGCATCTTGACTATGTTTACCGCCGCGAAAAGGACTCCACCTATGCGGAAGGCGGCGTCCTGGATGTCCTCCCCGCAACCTTCACAGGCTCTGCAGATCTCCGGCCCGAAACAAATGTCCACGGGGTCTGCCAGGAGGGCTATTACCTGGCCGTCTCCCTTACATAAAAAACACTCATCCCAACCGCCCCCACACTCGGGACACTCATAAGCCATCCCCATGCCCAGACAGACAGAACACGACCGTGTAACCTGCAGCTCCGGGAGAGGCCTCCATATTCCGTTGCGCGCAAATGCCTCGTCGAAACGATTGTTACCTACTACCTGCCGCCTCAAGGAGACCGAACGCGCGGGGATGTCGTCCCGATGGGGCACCCGTACCAAAACAAAAGCGTCGGACGCGAAGGTCCAAGGCCCTTCGTTCCAGGGGGCGTCCAGCTCGAAGTGACTATCCTTCATGCAGAACCGATTAAGGTCGATTGCCGTGGCGGCGCTCATCCTATATCCTCCCCGGGAAGGCCGATTACTTCTTTTATGCTGTCCTTCCAGCGCACCTTTGGCTCGCCGCGAAGGGTTGTGTATAGGTCGCGGACTGCTTCGTCTGTCTGGGCGCGTATGACGGCCCTGAGGTAGCTCTTTTGGTGCTCGCTCCAGTCCCGCGTATTGACCCGGTCGAATACCCGGTTCATGAGGCCGATCCAGATCGTGTCATTCACGTAGGGGAGCAGTTTCTCGACCAGGGCGACCACGTTGCCGTCGAGGTAGGGCTCGCACGAAACGGACGTCGTGTAACCCTTCGCGCAGGCGTATCTAAGGCAGTCCCAACGCTCGCCGAAGGTGGGCGCCTGGGGCTCCCAGAATCGGAGCACGTCGTCGTCGAGGCTCCCGATAGTGAAGCGGAAAACGATTTGACTCTGGTAGGCCGTGAGCTCCTTGCAGAGCGGGATGATTACCTTGCCGTGGGGCTTACTGACGACGAGGATCTCGTTGCCGACCTTGAGCCATTTCTTGAGGTACTCGAGGATCGTGTCCAGGTGCTCCGGCAACAAATCGTGTTGCGTGGGGAACATGATGCGGCCCCCGGCCTTGAACGCGGGTCTCTTGAGCTCGTTGAGCATGGGAGACATGGTCGTCCACTTCTCCGGCCGGTCGATCCTGCCCCGGCGCAGCGCGTTCTTGCGCGCGTAGCAGTACCGGCAGTCGTGGAGGCAGCCGAGGAATATGTTGTTGTTGAGCTCCGCCCACTCCCGGGTACCGGTCCGGCGGGGCTGGGGAAGGGGGAAGAGGCTCGCGACGTTCATGGCCTGTGCTCCTCCGCTCTCTGCGGCCCTATGCCGAGCCGTTTTAGATCCTCGGGCGTCGCCTTGCGCAGGGACACGAAGTAGCCGTCCGGATGCCGATACGAGAGCCACCCGGCCATATGTCCCTCGGTGACATAGACCATATCTCCATAGTTCGCATCCCTGAACCGGAAACCGGCCGGTTCGTAACGCAGTCCTTCCCGACTCTCAGCCATTCTCTACCTCCCTCACGAACTCCCGGCCGTCGTCCTTCGCCTCCAGGACGGGCAGCTCTATGTGTCGATGCGCCGCGTACTCCCGGACGGTCCGTAGCCAGCACTCCCGGGCGGTCGGCGCCGGAAAACTGGCCTCCGGAGCCGACCACAACTGCTTGTAGATCTCGATGATGGCGTACTGGCCGAGCTCCCGCAAGGGTACCAGCACGCCCTCCTTGTTACGCCAATGGAGCGATACCTCGTCCCCTATGCCGATCCGCCGGCCGAGCAGCTCGAGCCTGCGCGGTTCCTTCTTCGCGGACTTTGCCGCGGCGGCTTTTTTGCGGTGCTTCGGCATCCGACCAGGTCCTCCTATTCGTTCGCCGCTTCGTCGAGCTCGTCCTGCAGGGCTTTGTCGCCGAGGATCTCTTTCGGCACCTTGCCCTTGAGGTCGAGCCCGCTCTCCAGGAAGAGGCTCTTGAGCTGCTTCTTGTCGAGCTTCTCGAGCTTTCCGCTCGGCCACTGTCCTTTGGCCTTTCCGAGCTGCTTCTCGATGTAGGCCTGCACGTTGGCGTCGGCCAGGATATTGAGCTCTTTCGCAAGCGCTCGGAGGCCTTTCTCGTCCTTCTTGTTGAGATATGATGCGCTGATTGTCCAGTCGCGGATGGTAATGCCGAATTCCTTCCCGATGGACTGCATCGCCGTATCACCCGAGGATGCGATCGATACGCTCACCGTTTCAACGATAGCGGCCTGGACCATGTCCGGCGGCATAGCCTGGATGAGGGCCCACCTGTCAGCGTCCCTGTACGACACGTCCTTGTTGTCCGGCGCATACTTCTTTTGAAACCAATCACGAACCGTATAATCGGAACCGGCCAACGCCATGAGGACAAATCTGCTCGTCCGTAGACTCTCTTCATCTCCTGCTTCCGAAACCACCGCAAACCGGCGCTTACCCATCTCTGTCGTTAGTCTCTCGTAATAGAAATCCCTCCGGATGGCTCTTACGTCGATGTAGGGCACCGACCGTTCTTGAGCCGGCTGCCGATACGTTTTTCGCGCGCAGTCCGGTTTTGCGCAGGCTTGGGTCCTGTGGTCGGGCTCGCCCGAGAGGTAAACGACCGTGATAAAGTCGTCGCACTGCAGACACTGCTCTTTCGGCGAGTATATGGTCGCCACGGCATCCCAGGGGAGGCCCTCGTCGAAGCGGAAGCCGTTTGTCTTGTACTTCTTCCCGACGGCCGTCTTCTTCCAATGGGCGAGGAGGAAGTCGTTTTGCTTGTGTTTAAAGCAGCCGGCGTCGAAGCACACAATCTCTTTGCCCTTGCCAGCTTCGAACCCGTAGAGCTCCGCCTGGCGCGTGCTGTTCTTCGGGCACTGCCCGCATCCCTTCACCGGGAACTTTGCGGTTTTCAGCGCCGGCGTGTGTTGATTGATGAGATTTTTGAGGCCGGGGACCGTCCTGCCATAGTCCAGGGTCGTGCGCCTCACAAAGTCTTTCGCGAAAGCCGAGGCCTTCGCGGGATCGTCGAGCCGGATGAGGAGCTCGAGATGTGAATACGTGAGCTCTCCCGCTTTCCACAGTTCGAGGACCGGGTCCGGCAGCTCGAGCACACGGACGCGCCTCCGGATGTACTGCGCGAGCTTGCCGACTCCCTGGGCCAGGGCGTCGATCGACTCGGGGCCGAATTCGTCGAGGTACTTCTTAAAGCCCTTGGCCTCCTCGATCTCCGTGAGGTCCTCGCGCTGCAGGTTCTCCACGATGGTGCATTCCATCGCCTCTCTCTCGTCGAGATCCTTGACCATGCACTGTATCTGCGGTAACTCGACCGCCGTCGCGGCACGCCAGCGGCGCTCACCCGCGACGAGTTGGAACCTGCCTTTTTCCTTCAAGGGCCGCACGAGGGGAGGATTAAGCACCCCCTTTTCCTTGATCGATGCTTTGAGTCCCTCGAAGGCCTCGCCCGTGTAGTTCTGCCGAGTGTTGTAAGGACTCGGCTCGATGTTCACCACCGGGATCCACTCCAAACGTCCCTCAACTGTCGTCACGTCCATGTCCGCATCTCCTCTGCTCTGTATAGGTGCCGGCGTTGCCGGTATTGCTCTCATTCCCATGCCCATACGAGGCCCGGGTCGTGTTGGGCTTCCATTACGTCGAGGATCTCTCCCACCGTGATGGCTTCACCCTTGTCGTCCGTACCGATGGTGGTCCGAGGCAGTTCCTCGCCGTAGTCTTCGAAAAAAACCTCTTCCCGGGTGCAGCCGGTTTCGCTCATGGCGAGTTTTATCGCGTCCTCGAGCGTCTCTCCGGCCCATGCTTCGCAATCGTTGAGGCGGTATGCTTTCAGCATTAGAACAAGCTCCCTTGCTGCGCCACCGGGCGGGCCGGTGTGTGTTTTGGTTGGGGCTTTGCCTCGATCGGGGCCAGGGGCTTCGGCGGCTCCCCTGGGCGGCTTATGCGGCCTTCGCCCACGGGCTTGACCTTGCCGTTGGGGATGATGATTATCTCTTTGCCGATCACGGCGCGGCGGCCCTGCCACTCGACTATGAGGCCGTAATAGTTCGTGATGACCGCGTACTCGCGCCCACGGAAAAAGTCGGCCGCCTCCATGGGGAGCGTGTCCGTGTCTTCCCAGTCCTCCAGGGGCATCACGCGCTGCGCGAACACGCGGAGGAGCGCGCCGTCCTTGCTCGACGTGCCCCGGCACACGTACTCATAACCGCCCATGCCGAGCGAGAACGTCCCCGCGATCGTGCCATCGCGAAAGAGGCCGCTCGAAAGCGTGGCCATAATCGCGCCATCGTTGCCCAGCTCGCCGGCGGGTACGCGGTGCTCGCTGCTCATAGCTCGCTCCATGACTTCGTGGTCGGCTCGGTCGGGTCTATGCCGCGCTCGGAGAGCTCGAGGCGGACCGCTGCCTTGGTGTCGTCCGGGCAGTGCGCCATCGCGTCGACGTGGGTCGGGTAGCGGCCGTACCTGCTCCAAAAACGGAACTGATAGAGCAGGCTGTCCGCATCGTGCGGGCGGTCCTTGTCGTGATGCATGCCGCATTCATGGCAGTGGTTGGCGGAGACGTCCGGGAAGAGGCGCAGGCCGCACTGCGGACAGCGCGTTCGCGTCTCCCGGTCGGCGAGTACCCCCCCGCTTCCGGTGGCCACCGTGGCGAGGGTTACTTCGTCCATGCCGCTCTCTCCGGTACCCGGGCGTGCTCGAGGGCGGCCTGGCCGTGGCCGATCAGGTAGCCGAGGACGCCCATGGCCAGGGCGACAATCACGACCAGGAGGCCGGCCCGCATTTGCCGCCTTGCGTCCATCCTCCAGGAGGCCATCATGGCAGCACCCGGTATGCGATGTACTTCCCTTCGGCGTCGCCGAGGCCTACGTGGTACCCGGTGAACACGCCACCGGCGATCGCCGCGACGAACGCCAGGACGATCAGGGTCAGGAGCTTTCTACTGAGGAGCCGCGGCGGCTTGTTGGTGTAGATGTCCGGAAATCTCCGCTTCATTCTTCACCCCCGGTACTTTGGCTTTTTCTGTCCTTGCGGATGGTGTAGGCCTTGCCCTTCTTGTTGGTGTTTCCGGTCAATTGCGGCTCTTCCTTCGGGCGGATCGGCTGCAGGAGGCCTCGCATGCTCTGCTCGTTGTCCGTGCTCTCGATGTAAATCGGGCCGCGCTCGCCCCGAAGCTCCATCACTGCCGTGTCCCCGAATTGAGCCGCAATCTTGCAGAGGCCCATGAGCAGATACGGATTGAAAAGGACCCTGTATTCGGCCGGGCCCTGGGGAAAAATGCCTTCGTGGACCGGCCAGGTCTCCGGACCGGTGACCGGCGGACGTACCGTGTATGGTGCCTCTTGCCGATTTAAGCCGGGATAAACGATTACGAAATGCTCGCCGTCGCGGTCGATGAGAACTTCCTTAATGCCCTTGAGCTTCTTCACCGCGTCCCGAGAAATGAGACACGCCTCGAAGCCTTCCGGCCCATCGTTTTCAATGCCGTCGAGCAGGGGAGGATTTGTCACGCGCACCAGGCGAAAGCCGTCGGTCGCCTCGGCAAACTCTTTCGTAAAGCGAACCATCGAGAGGACGGTCGGGCTCTTTTCCTCTTTGTGGGCGATGTCGACGACGCTGATTGATTTCTTATTGAGCCGCATGCGCTACCTCCACCGGTACAACTACGTCCTCATAGACCCGGACGAGCTTTTCCTGGACGATCGATCCATTCCGGACATGCACGCAGCGGTACGAGAGGCGGACGGGGCCGAAGCCGAATTGATAGGCCTCGCGGGCTTTTACGATGTAGACGGAATCCGGCTCGACTCCCGGGTAAGCGTACCTGAGGACCTGGTCGGGAATGTATTTGTGGGGCATGCCATCGAAACTCGACAGCACGGCCGGTATTTCCTTGTCAGGGTCGAGCGCCACGAGGCCGCCGCTGTGCATCTCGGGCCATGGTTCCCGGGGCCGCACATACCCCCCGTCAATTTGTCCGATCGTGAGCCGTCCCGGGCGCATGCTCTTGATGGCGTCGAGCACTCGACGCATGGCTTTACTCATGACCCACCTCGCCTTTGATGTAGATCGGGGGACGGCACCGATGATGCCCTGTAGATGCGATCCCTGATAGAGCGCGGAGATTATGTCCTTGAAGGTTAAGAGCGTGGCTTTCCGTGCCGTACCGTGCCGTCCCATTCCGATCCTCGTTCTTTGTCCTTGCGGCAGCGGGTGCCGCGCCCAATCCGAGAACTCCGCCTACATGACCTTCATTGCGATGCTCGCACCCGTGGCCGCGAGGAAGAACCCGACGACGACCGCGCCTATGGCCCAGAGAGCCACCACGGCCAGTGTTGCCTTTGTCCTTGCCTTCATGCCGGTGCCCCCTTGGCATCGAACCCGTCAAGGAAGCTATTCCATGCGTCCATCGTCGCCGGCCAGTTGCCCACCCATCGGATCTGCCCGCGGCGATCCGTCCGAGCGACCACGAGTTGGAACTCCCCGCCTTCGAAGCCTATCCTGGGCGGCATCGGCTGCAGGGCAAACGTCATATCGTGCCGGCGGTTAAATTCCTCGATGCGGGCCACGAGCGCCTCGTACTCCGCAACGTTGTCCTCGTAAGTTTTCATGCGGGCACCCCCTTCGCCACCCTTTCGACCTCTTTGAGGTCCTTGGTGGGGACCGTCATATGGTCGATAGGTTGCATATTGCCGCCGACGCGGTAAAAGCACGTCTTGTCGCGGCCGATGGTGCAGACCCGGGGAGTGTAGGGGAGCACGAAGCGCCGGCGATCCCCGACCTCGACGTCGTGCGATCCGTACCGCCTGGTCTCCCTTGCCGTCCTGCCCGCCGTGGTCCAGCCGAGGGACAGGAGCAACGCGATCGCTTCCATGAGCGGATCGGGTTTGTTCGCCTTCACCCGCTCCTTTTGCCGTGCCTTCCACCCCCTGGCCATCAGCGCACGCTCTCCTTGACCTTCTGATTAAAGGCCATGGCGGCCCTGCAGAGGTGATACACCTCGTTATGGATGCGCTCGTACTCTTTTCCCGATATGCGGCCGTCATCGAGCGCCTTTGCCGTTTCCGCCGTGAGGTCGGAAAACTCGGCGATGACCTTCGAGAGCTCCTCGGTAACTTCCTTCGGAGTCGAGAGCGCCTTCGGGATCTCGATCACGACCATGTCGAAAATGTTTGCGAGGCACTGGATGGGAGCGGTGGCGTCGGCCTTCGAAACCCCCAGGCCCATGGCCGCCGTGATGCCCATGGCGAGCTTGTCGATGGGGTTGAGAGCCCCCGAGTCGCCGTAGTCACCGTTCGGCTGCGTCCACTTGTAGATGAGCGACGTCGACTTCCGGAAAACCTGCGCCATTTCGTCGACGTTCTTCCCGACCATAGCTTTCATCGCATCCCAGCTTTTCATTACAGATCCTCACGTTTTAGTAATTGCCGCCTGGGTACCCGGCCGTTTACAATTGCAGCCATGGACACGCTGTATAACAAATGTATTGACAGGCTCCCCGGTCCCGTAGGATTATTGGATTGTGAGGCCAAATCCGCACGAGTACGCGGGGAGCCCGATTTGCGTTCTGAGGAGGAAAAAGCGACGGAGACCATTTATTCGGCTCCTTTTAGGGGGGTTTCTTCCCAGAGATCCGCCGGCGTGAGGTCGACGTCGGCGAGGGTCATGCCCAGCTCGGTGCAGCGGGTCCGGATGGCTTTGGCGATCAGCTCGCGCGTTGTGCGAGACCGGTGGTGCGGGTGGCCCTGGATGGTTTGCGTGATGGCCGGCCCTACGCGCCGAGGCTTGGCCCCCTCACCGATGTCTTTACCGGTGATCCCGAGCAGCTCCAAAGCCCCCTTGATCCGGATGCATCGCTTCCTGTCTTCCATCGTTATCTGCGTCATGAATGAGAGAATAATTCAGTCACTTAAATATTGTCAACAGAAATTTTCAATTAATGAGATATGGACATAGGCGAAAGGATAAAAATCCTTAGAAAGAGTAAGAAGCTGAACGGAAAAGTATTTTCAGCGAGTATTGGAAAAACGTCCGGTTGGCTCTCAATGGTTGAAAAGGGGCAGATCACGCCCTCGAACTCGATCGTCATGCTCATTGAGAGCAAGTACGGGGTCAGACTCACAGCGGATACGGAGAGCTTTACCGCAACGACCCAGGGGAAACCGGTTGCGGGGGTGAATGAGAGAGCGGTCTCTTATTCGGGTATGGCCCCCGACATCAGGATATTTGTCGAGGCGGTTGTTGAAATACTGACCACACCCAATGAGTACAGCGGCGCATTGAAGGAGAATATCCTCGCTTTTCAAAGAGCAGTGCGGCACGACAAAGAAGTGAGTGAGCTTCGCAGGGAGGTGGATGCTCTAAAAAAAGTACTCCGTCCCGGAGGATCCCCTGGGAATGTGAAGGAAACATCATCCGAGTGATGTTCAGGCAGGTGCAGCACTGCCTGCTTATATACGGAGGAACACGATGGCTCTATTGTTTCCTTTATGGATATGGGTAGGGTGTATCATCGCGGCCGCCATGGCCGGGGCGAGAAACGGCGATGCCTTTGTCGGCGGGATCTGGGGTTTTCTCCTCGGGCCTATCGGGATCGCCGTGGCCTGGGGCATGCGAGGGCGGCGGCTCGACTGTCCGAAGTGCATGGAGCTCGTCCGCCTGGGGGCGACGATATGCCCGCACTGTCACGCGCCGCTCAAACAGAAATCGGAAGAACTGGTCCTGCGGGACGAGGTGCCAAAAGAGGCGGCGGAAAACGCCCGCTCGTGGAGCCATCAGGCTCCGGGGAGATAGAGGGGGAAACCATGAAAAGATGTTCGATTGTTCTACTGGCAGTCGGCCTTTTTGGCCTCCTGGTCTCATGCGCAAGCGTGCCCTTGGATAAGACCATGGCGCGGATCGAGGGCGCTCCGGGAATTAACATCGAGAGCTGCGATGGAGAGAAGGTACGGACCGTGGCGGCCACGGTGAAGCCGGGAAAGCATCTTGTCGGAATGACGATCAATAAGAAAATAGGGGACATGACGATCCAGTATTCGAGAGACACGTGCTTCATGACCGTCACTACCCAGGAAGGTCGCACATATCTCGTCGATTCCACGCCCACTTCCAATGGCGTATACGCGGGGTTTATTACCGATCGGACAACCGGAGAGCGTGTGGCTTTCGGCTGCGAAACTCCTCGTGAGCAGGAAGAGGCCTTGTTGAAACAGATGGATGTCGCACTATCCGAATGGGGTAACAACGCCGACCTGTGGACTCGTAAGGGAGAGATACTTTTGCGCGGCAAACGGTACGAAGAGGCTATCACCGCTTTCAATAGAGCCACAGCCTTGAATCCCGATCTCGTAAACGCGTGGGGCTGGAAAAGTCGCGCGCTTTACGAACTCAAGAAATATTCCGAGTCAAAGAAAGCTCTCGACACGGCGGACCGACTAAAGCCAGGGAACCCGGACTCCGTCAATCTGAGAAGGCAGCTCGAGGCCGCCATGGCCAGGAAAGAGGCGGCCGCCCCATAGGCCCGGTCGTCGCCGCCCCGGCGGCATCCCCGCCCGCCTTTCCCATTTGCCCATTTCTTCCGATAATACATTGCGGATCGGGCGAGGAGGATACATATTCGGAGTATCCGACGAGGCGGAGGATGGTAATGACGAAGAAACCGGTTGACAATAACGCACATATACGGGAAAATAGTGTAAAACGAAATATCACAGAAGGAAAGGAGCCCGATGTGGCGACCGAAATGAAAGGCAATACCATCACATTCAGCATAGATATCTGCATCGAAAAGGACGGCGAAAGCTACTACGCCTACTGCCCCGCCCTCAAGGGCATTCATGTCGACGGCGATACCGAGCAGGAGGCCCTCGAAAATGCGAAGGCGGCCGCCATGCTCTATATCGAATCACTCATAAAGCACGGCGACACCATACCCCTCAAGACGGTCGACGACCCTTCCCACAAATCGGCCAAGTCAGTCTGTTCTCCGTCTCAGAAGTGGACGGAGGATGTCCGCGTCGCCATCTAACGATCGATGGCATATTCCGCCTCGGTGTGGAACCAGCTTAAGAACCTTTCCGCAGACGATCTCGTAAAAGCACTCAAGAAAAGCGGCTGGACCAAAGAAGACGGGCGCGGTGCCATTCACGTCTACCTCGGTCCAGACAAGAAGCGGGTCGGTATCCATTACCACCCGAACAAGACTTACGGTCCCAAGCTCCTCAAGGATCTCCTCGAAGACATCGGCTGGACGGAAAAAGACCTCCGGGAACTGAAACTGATCAAGTAGCCGCCCCGCCTCAGAACCCCACAGACCCGACCCATACCGACACCGTTCCACCTCCCGCCGTAGCTCGATACCACATTGACTGAGGCGTCTGGAGATCGAAAGCATAGTTGACGTACAGTTCCCCCGTCCCCGGATGCGCCACTTGACCATAGCCATTACTTGTCGGTGCAACACCGCTGCTTCCTACTGCCGTTTGACCCAGGAAATAGCCTCCGATCCGCTTGACGCTCGTGGGAAGTAGCAGAGGTGATGCAGAGAGATCGATCGCCGTCCACGAGGTCTGATCCCCCGCATTGAGGACACGAATGGCGTCGATGTTGACATTCAGCGGGCTCACATACCAATACGCCCCATCTGTCCACGCCGTGCATCGTGGCCCCATCACGACCGATGCACCCGCGATGGACGTGTTCCACCAGTTGCCACCTCCGGTTATGGCGAGGGTAATGGCGCCGGCACCCATAGAGACGACGTCGATCGAAAAGCCGGAAGGGAAACCGCTCGCGGCCGGGAAAGTCAGCGTTTTTGCGGTCGCGCAGTTCATGACGATAAGGGACCTGAAATCCCGGAGGGCGACGGTGTAGTTATCCGTCTTCGCCTCGAGGGGAGTGGCGCCGAGCTGCAGCTCCCATCTTTTCGTGCCCGGGTTCGCGTCGGGCGCGATTATATAGGGTACGGCCTCGGAGTCGCTCGATGAGGCGTTGAGCCTGTAGGTATAGGCCACGCCGGCGACGGATACGAGGGCAATGTCACCGTCGCTGAGCACGTTGCCATCGAGGTAATCGAGGGCGTTTGCCGCGCCGCCGGTTAACGCGGTCCTCGACGTGTAGAGCTTGTTTGCCATTATACGACCTCCTCGAGACTGAAATTGACGCGCGATTTTTCGTTGCCGGCGTCGTGGGCAATCTGGACGGGCGAGCCTTCAGGCGTGCAGGCGAACACCACGAACTCGTCGTCCAACAGGATATCGTTGAGCCTCACCGCGAGGGGTTTCGGCCCCACGGCATCCCAGATCCCGTGTTTGAACTTCCAGCAATTCGCCCTCGTCTCCACCATGGAGAGGCCGTCGAAGCTCCGGACGACATTGCGCTTCCGGGTGTACCGGGCCCCGTTGTTGAGCCTGCGCACAATAGAGTGATCGGCCGAGCCCTCGTTGTTGCCGGGCGCGGGATTTTTGAAACTTTCCACCTCGCCTGCGCGCATGATACCGGCGTAAACCGTTTCCGCCGCGATAAGAGTAACCCTTACTATATGCGCGGTCGCGATCCTCTCGTAGTCGGCCCACATGCGGCCCCCGGCGCCCGGTAGGTTGTAAGCGAGAGTCGCAAATTTCGCGTCGTCCTCCATAGACCAGTCGTCCTCGAGCGTCCACCCCGTCTCCAGGGTTACCGATGCGCCGGTGCCCGCCTCCACGGTGATAGACGTGGCATTGGTGTTCACAACCATAACTGCCGAGCCCTTGGAGACCTGGGCGGTGAGGACGGCGGTGGTGACGCCGGCGACCGCGCGCCATATGTCGGTGGTGTGGTCGTTCCGCAAGGATGAAGCGGGAAAGGCGGCGTCCTCGGAGCTTGCCGCTATGGCCGTGATGTTGTCGACATAGGCGGCACCGTCCACCGCCGCGAGATCGGTATCGATGATTATTTTCATCCGGCTGCTATGGCCCCCTCGCCTTCGATAGTAATGATTTCCTGCATGAAATCGAACGTGACGTTCCGGGCCCTGATCCAGGTGGACAGATCTGCGGCCTGGGACGTGTCCGGAAAGGTGATTTTCTCGCCGAACGTCGGGAAGTTGCCTGCGGCCATGGGCAGATTTACCGAGGCCCTGGGCGCGTTCTCCACGGTGAGGATGTCATCGAGAGCCGCCTCTATGTTGGCCTGGGTCGTGTGGTACGGCGTGGCGGACAGGTCACCACCCAGGGGATACGCGGAGTACCGGGTATAGTTGCCGGCCACGGCCTTCGCCTTGGGGCTGTATGTATACGTGGGGAACTCGAAGAACTCGAACTCCGTGAGCGCCGCCATAGACCCGTTGTCGGCGAGCATATCGACCAGGTAGGCGGTGGACCCGACGATATAGAACAGGTGCGAATAGAACCCGGCCACCTCGGACGCGAGGTCGATGGCGAGCTGGCTGCCGGAGGTGGTAAAGGCCACGTTTGGGGAAGGTGACCGGGCCGCCGAGGTATCGACGATCGTGATTTCGGGGATGGTGGTGAGGATCGAGGTCATCACCGAATTGAGGGTGTTGTTGTAGGCCATGGCCCCCACGGTCTCGTCGTAGGACGGTCCGTAGAGGTCATAGGTGACTTTCTCGGTCCCGGGGGAAGCGAGGTATGCCGTGCCGGCAAAAATGAGCGTTGCGCTCGCCTCGTCGGTGTCCGTGTGCGATGCGGTAATGGCACAGGACGCGGGCGGCGGCCAGTCGGTCCAGCTCTCGACCGTGCTCGAGAAAAGGGCCGGGTCGAAGCTGATGCTTCCCCAGGTCAACTGGGCATAGCCGCCATGGTGGGTGGGCAGGTAGATCCTCGGCGCCTCCATGCCGGTGATAAAAGGGCGCCAGTTGTGTGTGAGGGAGTGCCCGTCTATGGAGACGTACCGGATGGAGCCGTTGACCGTGAGCTGTACGAGGAGCATCAGTATACTCCGTCTTCCGCGTTAAGGTTTTTGCGCTTGGCGCGTGCCGTATAGACTCCGTCGGCTTCCTTGCGTATGTGGCCGTCGAATTCCTCGTTGCCGACGTAGATTTTGACGGTCATGTTTCCGAGTGCCCGGGCCATGGCCTCGGCCAGGGCCGAAGGATCGAGCGCCGCGCCCCGGCGGCTGTTTACTTCTGCCGGCACAACGGCCTCGCCCCGATGGAGCTGAAACCAACCGGTATAGGGGACATAGTCGGTGCCCTTCTCGAAGCCGGCACCTCCGCCCCAGCCAGTAGAGCCCCACCCGCCGTTGGTGCCGCCGGAAGCATTACTATATCCGCCTCCGGCCGTGCCATTCGCGCCAGAGCCGTACCCATAGCCACCGCCAAAGTCGCCATCATAGACGCCAAAGCCCAAATCGCTGAGAGGCACCCCTGTCGCCGGCCCCACCATAGCGAGAATATCGGCAAGGGTGAGACCTAACGGGTCCACATATACGGTGGCCCAGTCGATAGCGGATGTTGCGGGGCCCACCATGGACAGGGCATCTGAAAGACTCATATCCGACAGGTCAATCGCCTGTCCTGGGCGCAACCCAAAAAAATAGCTCAAGGCTTTTCCCGCGCCCCTGGCCCCCATTCCGACAACCGAGCCTGCAGGGCCCCCGAACATTCCGACAACGGTGCCAAAATAGCTGAGGGCCTGGCCCAGCGCCGCTACATCGCCCCGGGTGCTTCCAAACATGCCCGCAGTGGAGTTGCCCTCTCCGAGACCACCCCCGCCCCCGGCATAGCCACCTGCCCCGTATATCGCGCTCAAGCCGGCAACGGCCTGAAGGCCGGAAACTGCCGCCGCGAGGCCGCCCACCGTCTCCCCGAGTTTTGCCGCGTCGACCTTCGTAAGGACCGTCTCACCTTCTTGCAGAATGGCGGGGAATTCCCCCGCGTACAGACCCGTATGATAGCGGGGGGCACCGGCAAGGAGGGACGAGCTTGCGGCCCTGGAGTATCCATCTCTGCCGACGATACCGCCTTCATGAAGCACACTGAATATGTCCCACCCTGATTCAGCCACAGTCGAGGCAGTGTCGCTCCCTCCGGAGACCCAATCCCAGAGGGACGAACCCACGTCGCCGAGCTTCCCTATCCCCCCGATGATGCTGCCGGCCGCCCCGATCAGGCTGCCGCCAGTTCCGCCCTGGTCAAAGAGCCTGGTCATGATGTCGTTCTGGGCCATGGACGCAATAGAGTCGATCCACTTCTTCACCATGGAGTCGGCAAAGGAGCTAAAATAATCGCCGAGGTCCTTCAATTCCCCTTTATACCAGTCGAAGAGCACGGTGCTCGTTACGTCCCGGCTCTGCTCGGCAAATGTCTTCACCGACTCGTATCCGACCTGGCCCCACGTGATCTGCTCCCGGGCGAGGTCCTTGAGGCCTGCACTCATGCCGGCATAGAGGTCGTTGGAGATCACGCCCTGCCTGATGAGCAACTTTTCGTTGAAATCGGCCGTGGCGGCAGCTATAACCCGCCTGTCGACGTGCATGGCCTTATATTCTTCCATTTGCTTTTGAAAGGCCGCCGATTCGAGCGCCAGGCTATCCCCTTTCATGCCCGGGATATTGCTCAGGAGACTTGCTTCTATCTGGGCGACTCTCGCGGCGTTGTCGGCCGCTCTCTTTGCTTCCCTGTCCTGGAGCTCGCCCCGATCCGCCGTATACTTCCGCGTGATATCGGTTTGCAGCTTTTCGAACTGCTCGTGAGTGATGATGCGGGCCTTGCCCGAATTCTCGTAGTCGAATTCCGACTGCAGCCAGATCGCGCCGAGACGGTTGTAAGCGTCCTTTTCGGCGAGGTTGATCCTGTCGAGGGCCTTGCTGTTATCGTCAAGGCGGGCGTCGCTGTAGAGCGTGTACATCTCGTCGTATTCCTTCAGAAAGCCCTCGCGTTGCCTCGTCGACTCCCTGTCCGACTCGACCCAGGCCTTGTACGCCTCGTCCTGGTCCTTGGTCAGATCGGCAAGGAGCTTGCGCTGCGCCTCTGCCGCTTTCTTCGCGACGTCGGGGTCAACTACCGAGTGAGTCGCGATGGCCCGGGGCGTCACGGGAGTCGCCGCGAGAGCGGCGCCGAGGCTTTCGGCGTACTTCCTCTGTTCCTCCATATACCCGGTGGACGTCGGATCGCTTATCGATGCAAGATATGCTTCCTGCTTCCTGTTTCTCAGGTATTTGGCGACCCAGGAGTCATTCTGCCCCCGGTTGTTCCACATTTCGACGCCGGAAGAAAGTGCCTCCATCCCGGCTGTATAGGGGGACACCGCCAACGTCGTCCCCTTCATAATGGTTTTGACCCAGCCCGGCGGCTCCCAGTTCTTGAGGGAGTTGACGACCTCCAGTGCCTGCTTCGCGATGCCGAGATACTTCGTGAGCACCGGCAAGAGCTGGTCGCCGAGAATGACCTTTGTTTCCGTCAGGGTATTGTTGAACCTGTTGATGGCGGCCTGGCCGCCCTGCGCCGCATCTGTCGCGCCTTCCCCGTATACCTTGTGCAACTGCTCGGCGAACTTCGGGAGGACATCGGCGGACAACAACTTTCCTTCTTCGAGCATTTTGTTGAGCTGCTGCGTGCTGACGCCCATGGCCGTCGACATGAGCTGGAACGCACCCGGCAGGCGCTCGCCGAGCTGGCCCCTGAGCTCCTCTGCGGAGATCTTGCCCTTGCTCATCATCTGCGAGAGGGCCAGAAACACGCCGTTCGATTCCTCGCCCGTGAGGCGCATGGCGGTGACCGCCTCGGACACCGCCGTGAAGATCTTGCGCGTCTGCTCCCCTTCGACGGCGGTATTTTTGGTCGACGCCGCGAACTTCGCGTAGGCGAGGGACGTATCGGTCACGATCAGCCCGAGGCGCTCCGCCTCGTCCCGCACATATTTCAACTCCGCCGCCGTATTCTGCCCGGCCACCGTTTTCATGGCGGCGCCTACACGCTCCATGGCGAGGGAGGCGTTTATGACCTCCTTGCCCCACTGCATGATTTTGTCGGCCGTAAAGAATGCGGCGCCGGCAAGGGCCGCCTTCTGCATGGCCGGCCCCCATCCCTCCAAAGTATTCCCGACCGTCTTTGCCGACCGGTCGAAGTCCTGGACGTTCGCCTTCATTTTGTCGATGACGACGTTGCCCTTGTCGTCGACGACTAAATCGATTTTAAGGCTCGGCATGTCTCCCCCCGAAAGTCTTGTCTTCCACGCGCTTTCTCTCGCGGTCCTGCGCCAGTTCCGACACCACGACCCGGCTTATGGTCTTCACCTGGTCGAACAGGTACGCCCTTTCGTCCGGGTCCGTGACCCCCGAGATATTGAGGGCCGCTTCGATCGAGGGCCCCGCGATCGCGATCGGCGCCCCGTCGTATCCTGCGGTAATCCATTCGTCCCCGCAGCGGTCCCACACCTCGAAGGCGGGCGCGTTCTCGCGCATGAGGGGAGGCCTGCACGTCGCGCATGGCGGGCTTTTCTTCGGCGGCGCCACTTTTTCGAATGCGAATTGCTCGCTCGCCATGCGATAGCTCTCCCTGCATGCCCCGCAGCTTTGCCGTCCCGCGCCCGATTTCCAGACGGCAAAGTCAATCAGTTTTCCGCCGCCGCCTCGGCATTGCCGTTCCAGATCTCGGTAGCCTGCCGCGCACATTGCTGGATAAAGGGCCTGAACCACGGTGCTTCCTTCGCATACCGCAGTTTGTTCAGGTTGGTGCATTCCATGGACTTGCCCTTCTCGTCCTCGAAACCTTCCCAGTTTTTGACGGTCGCGCACAGCATCGCATCTTCGACCCGGCCGATCGCCGTTGTCTGCTCCACGACGACGCCCGTTGGCGAGTCGACCGGGCGGGTCGTCGTCGCCTGGATATGCGCCTCGGTTATTTCGCTGTCCTTCACCTCCCGGATGAGGACGCGCCCCGGGCGCTCCTCTTCCGGTACCTCGAACCACATTTCCCGCTTTACGGTGAGTCTCGGCATGGTCTACAACCTCCCGCCGTGGAGCTGCGTGGTGGCAGTGGCGGCCTCGGCCGTGAGGACCTCGCCCACCTCCAGGGTGATGGTGCCGGCAGCGACGGTGAGAATCTTGTATATGCCGTCGTTCGACGTGGAGTTTTCCACGATGAGGGTGTCTCCCGCCTTGAAGCCCAGGGTCACGAAATCGGACGCGCCGCTCGTGATGGTGGCACTCGTCGTGCCCGGGGTGACGGCCGCGACAAAGTCGACATCGGTGACCATGTCCGTGGTCTTATGGGCGGTAAAATAGCAATACAGGCCATTGATACACCATCCTCCGGACAGGGGGAACGTGCCGTTCTTGTTCGCCTGGCCGGGAGTGTGGTTGATGACCTGGAAGCCCGCGTTTTCGTCGCTGGCCGTGTCGGCGGCGAGGAAATCGGTGAGGCCCACATACACACGAGCCTCGTCGTTGGTACCGACCTGGCCGAACTTGGTGTTGTCCTTGAAATAGGCCTTGAGGGCGTCCTGCCCGGGATCTCCGAAGAGGAGGTTACCGGCGTAGGAAATGTCGCCGTGCTCGCCGCCGCCCGCATCGTTGACGGCGAAGTCGACGCCGAATTCCTCGCTCTTGATCTTGGACCGCATGAGAGAGGGGAGGGTGAGCTGGTTGAGGCCCTTGATGGTGGCCTGGTTAACGGTCCCATATTTGAGCACGAGCGCCGCGTTTACTCCGAGAACTCTATTGACAGCCATGTGTGATACCTCCTTGGTTTCGTTTATTTATGAAAACCGTCCTATGGACGGTCATGTTCATCCTATCCAAATGAATCGCTCCGGAACTCTTGCGTTTCGACCACGGTAAAGTCCATGTCGCACAGAAACCACGGGAAAAGAGTGACCGGGGAGAAGTCCATCTCCGCTTCGGTGATGTCGTGGTTCTCGAGGGTGGCCACCGCCTTGACGAGAGCCGCGTCGACGAGGGCCCGGAACTCCTCGATGCGCGTCGCGCCGGCGTACTGCAGTATGTTGGTGTCCGTGTCGCCCGGGCGGGAATCGTCATAGAGGCCGAGAGTACTCCGGAAGCGGTGGGGGATGTTGAGCTGCTCGACGCCCTCGGTCTTGCCGCCGATCGAAAGGGCGATGCAGGGGTATTGACCGGTACCGGCAATGGCCTTGCCCGTTTCGTCGAGATCGGGATCCGCCGGAGGGCTGTTGGGATCGATGCCGACAAAGACCTTGTGGCCCTGGCCATAGGTGGCCCGGCACCATGTATCGATGGCCGAGTCGCCGGCGATGCCGTCGCGGATGGTGTTGAGTATGGTGATGAGGTCCGACATCAGATTCGCTCCCCGCGCAGCTTGCGCTCATAGTTACTTTGTATGTGGGGCATGGCCTCGGCCGAATGGCGGCGCCAGTAGGTGTCGACGATGTCGCGGGGCGGGATCTGAAACTGCGTCGTGGACTTCCGGAGGAAGAAGTAGCGGGCGACGCCTAAGGCCGCGCCGAACTCTCCCGCGCTGTCGTACCTTTTGCCCACCATCTTGCCACCGATGCTCGCGAGGAGCTCTCTCGTGCCTGCCGTGACGGGAACGGAGGTACCCGATTGCTGCCGGTTAAAAATGCTCACCCAGGAGGACGAAAGGCCCCTGGCGGCCCACTCGACGAAGGGCGAGGACTCACCGAGCCCCGAGGCCTGGATTGCGTCCCGGCGCTGCGCCCTCGTGTCGACGGCGCCTATTTCCATGTGGAGCTGGCCCTTGCCGTCCACCTTGTAGCGGACGGCCTTCGACAGGCCCGAGAGCGGCTTATACTTTTTCCGACGTCGGCGCCCAATCCACTTTTCCCACTGGGAGACTTCACGCATCGCCGCCAGTGACTGTCCCCCGGGCGCGCCTTCCTCGAGCTCCGCCCGGAACAGTTTCCAGTGGCGGAAACCTTCGACCTTAGTCGCCGTGATCGCGGCCTTGACGCGGTCCTGGTTTGCTTTGTCGAGGTCGCGCTCGAATTCCGAGCGGTTCGTTACCACGCCGCTCATTTCATCACCGGTCGTGCGCTGCTCACCACGGGGATCCGCCAGGTATACTCCCCGCCCTCGGCATCCTCGGGCTTGCCGGTGAACCAGGTCTTGCCGTCGATGATGACGGGGACACGGTAGGCCGGTGCGGCCACGTCGCTTTTTTTCACCCGGATAAAGGCGTCGAAGAAAACGCCGGCGGAGGCCTTCGAGGGACCGCCGCGGCGATCGACGACCGCGGATATAGCGACGCCGTTATAAGTGATGGTCTCGGCGAATTCACCGAGGTTGAAGACGACGGCGTCGAGATCGGCGAGGATCTGGTCGCGGAGGGTCATAGTACAACTCCAGTGAACAGTGAACAGTGAACAGTGAACAGTGCAAGAGGCCGACGGACGATGGACGACCGCCCCTGCGGGGCTCGGACGACGGACGCAAAGGCAGGACAGAAGACGAGAGTCATAGCATTAACCCCAGGGCGACGAGGGCGCCTATGCCGACGAAACCGAGCTTGTCGAGGAATTCCTTGACCGGGTTTGGCTTTTGCGCCTTGATAATGCCCTCGTAGCTGTCGCGCTGCAGCTGGAGCAGCTCCTTGTATTGGCCGATCTGCTCCTTCAGGAGCGCGTTGTTCTCCTTCAGGAGCTCGTTCTCTCTTTGACGGGCTGTGTTCTCTTCCTTGGCGGCATCGATGCGCGCCTGCAGGAGAGGTGCCTGCTCCAGGGTGACGACCATCGCCCGCGCCTCGGCGTTTGGAAAGCAGACGGCGCCTTCTTCCGCCAGGGCGATCCCCGGGAGGATGAGACTACCGAAAAGTAGGATGATAGCCCAGCTTCTCATATCGCTCCTTCAGCTCCGCATCCGTCTGTACCGGCCGGATGGCCTGCGCCTGGCGTGCGAGGACATCGGCCCGGGCGCGTGCCTGGTTTGCGGCCTCCCGGTAGGCGTCGGCCTTGGCCTCGTTGTCCTTGATCTTCTCATCGGCGGCCTCGATGTCGGTCTTGTACCTCTCTTCCGTCTTCTCGAGGAGCGCGCGGATCTGCTTCTCGCCGCTTCCCTTGAACCACATACCTCCCCCGAAGACGAGCCCCAGGAAGAGGACGCCGGCGACGGCGAGGATGATGTTACGCCTGAGGCTTGGTCTCACCGGGTAAGGCCCTCCCGAGCCATAGCTCTATGAGCTTCTGCAGGGCCTTCGGCGCGAAGGCGGCGAGGATCCACACGAGCGCCAGGCCGACGACCGTCATGGGGACGTTGTAAAACCCCCCGGCCGGGTTATGGGCAAAGTAGACGATAAGGACGGACAGCGCGATCGCGACGAGCAGCGCGATGAAGCACATAGCTCGCATGGAGGACTTGTTGCCTTTGTCGTCCTGCAGGTAAGTGGATCCCACGTCACGCCCCCTTCTGGCCCGAGTCGGACGGGTGGTCCCCCCCGGCGATCGTGTTGGCCATGTCCTTGACGCCCTTCGTGATGGCAGCCGCGAGGCCGGTGCGCAGCTCCCCGAGCTCCCGCTCGACGGTCTCCGCCTTTGTCCGGAGCTCCGTCGTCTCCTCTTTCAACCTGGCTTTGCCCCGTGCGCCATACTTATCGCCGACCCATGCTGCAGCGGTGTGCGATAGAACCAAAATCCCCACGATGATGACGATTGTTGCCGTACCCATGCTAACCCCCTTATGTTGTCCCTTCCGGATCCGCGAGGACCCGAATGGGGATGGTGCCCCATACGACACCGTGAGTGTTCGATGCGTCATAGACGACAAGCGGGGCATCGTCCGTGCCTGCCGCAATGCCAGTTACCGCGCCGACCATTATTCTCACTTCCGCCTGGGCATAGCCCGACTGCCGCCAGAAGATCCCCGCCATGGTCGCCTTGGGCGACTCGATAAGTACGTTCCCGACGGTGAGGGTGATTTCCGTGATGGCGTCCATTTCGTCGTTCGTGAGGAGCCTCGGCGCGTCATCCTCCGGACCCTGTATTTTGAGCACCACGCTGATGGCGTTGTCGTGACCGATATAGACGAGCTGCGTATTCACGCCGATCCTCCGCTTTAGGTCGGGTCCCCGATCTCTATGTCGAACGCCGGTACCGTGACCGTGTTGCCGGCCGTGAGAGCCTGGCTCGTGCACGTCGTGATGTAGGTGAGCTCCGACGTCCCCGACTTGCCCAGGGCGATATGGGTCGCGCTCCCGGAGTGGTCGACCGTGATGCTGGCCTGTTGCGCAATCGTGACCTTGCGGCCGGACGAGTCGCCGTTCGCCTTCGAAAAATCGCCGGCTGCGAGAGTGTGCGTGGCCAGGTCATATGTGCCGGAGGCCTCCGCGTAGCTCGCGGGCTCCTGGCTGCAGACGAACATGCGATCGCACAATGCGATATAGTCGAGCGCCGCGTCCATTACGAGATCGTTGGCTTTCTTTGCCATGGTTGATACCTCCTTATGTTCCCGGCTCGATGATGCGCCGGACCGTGATCGCCTCGAGAGATGTCCCGAACGCGGTTTCCTCGATCGACCGGCGGGGCGTGATCGCCTCGAGGGACGGACTGAAAATGCTGCCGAGCAACGAAAAGACGACGGTGTCCGCCCGCTGCGCCTGGGCTGCCTCGGCCACCGCGAGCAGGTGGATCTGTGAGAGGGTCACGAGATCGACCGTTTGGGTCGTGGTCCCGTCGCTCACCGCGAGGCGGTGTTCCTGGGTGAGCTCGACGCTTTCGGCGGTTTGCGCGTGGCCCCCGTCGGAGACGGCGAGGATGAGGGCGAGCTCGAGCACGACGTCGTCGACGAGCTGCACGTGGGCCGCCTCGGCTACCACCAGGGTGTGCGCCTGGGTAAGGGCCGGCGAGTCGACGGTATGACCGTGAGCGGCATCGGCGACCTCGAGGGTAGTCGCGGCGCCGAGGGTGACGTTGTCGACCGATTGCGCGTGCGCCGCCTCGTCCACTGCAAGGACATGTGCCTGGGTGAGCGTCGGGGACTCGGCAGTCTGCGCGTGGGAGGTTTTCGCCACGGCGAGGACATGCGCCTGCGTCAACGACGGTGCGTCGACGGCCTGGGCGTGGGATGCCTCGGCGACCGTGAGAGTGTGCGCCTGGGTGAGGGCCGGGCTGTCGGCCACCTGGGCCTGGACGGCATCGGCTACGGCGAGGCTGTGCGCCTGGGTCAAGGTGACCGAGTCGACGGTGTGGGCCTGGCTCGCCTCGGCAACGGTGAGGGTGGTGCTCGTCGAAACGTTGCCGCCTTCCCAATCGTCGAGGATGTTCGAGGAGCTGCCCGCATAGATCCCGGCCCTCCCGGACGATATGGAAGAATCGGTCCAGTGGGTGACCTCGGTGCCGTTCTTGTAGATCGTGTGGGTCGTGCCGACGCTTCGAAGCTCGAAGGTATCCCCGCTGGCGAGGGTGGTGGAGCTGTTGGTCCCTATTTCCGACCAGGTCCCGGCGACCCACTTGTTGAGAAAAAACGAGCCATTGTAGCCCGCATAGTAACAGGTTTTGACCGTCGTGGAGCCCCGCGTGATGAGGCCGACTCCGTTCCAGCCGTCCTGGGCCCGGAAGACGATTTTCGAATATTGATCGTTGTCGAAGGTGTCCCCGGTCCATAGCGAGCCGTAGTCGTCCCACCGAGCGGACCCCACGCCTCGGGCCTGGTTGCTCAGGAGCTGGAGGCCTCCAACAAAGCCATACTGAGCCGCCCAGGGGGAAGCCAGGGGGTTCTCATTGGCCCTGTTGAAGTTTTCCGTTGCGGGTAATGCCAATTACTTGCCTCCCGTCGTGGCCACGACCGAGATCGCAGGCTGTCCGTTCGAGAGCGTCGCCGTCACCTTGACGGAGATCGTCCGGAGGTTTTTCGGCGACGCGGGCGGCGTCGAGTCGAGTGAGACGGTGATCTCGTTGGAATATGTCGACTCGTTGCCGGCCTTATCATACGCGGTGGCGACGAAGTAATAGACGCCATCGGCGAGGCCGGCGACGGTGCAGCTCGTCGTGCCGGCGGCAATGTCGCAGACTTTGCCCGTGGTCCTGTTGTACTGGCCGGACGTCGCGGACTGATAGATGCGATACCCGGCGAGGTCGGAGGCGGTGACGACGTCGACCTGGAGCGTCACGTCGGCTGCCGCCCGGGCAGGGGATGGAGCAAGGGCGGAGCCGAGAGCCACGGCGACCAGGACGAGGATAAGGGCGGTGGAACGGAAAGACTTCATGCTAAACCCCCTGGGTTTCAATGAATGTGAAGAGGTCGGCGATCCGGTTGACCCAGCCGCCCCGGTCCTTCCATTTACCGTTCGTTTTTGCCTTGTAATGGGCGAGCCTGCGAAGGAGGATGGTTTGCCATGTCGGATCTCCGACGATGAACTTTGCCATGGTCGAGGGCGCATGCTGCACCCAGCTATCGAACATGACGAGGTCGATGGGCCAGGGCCTGTCATCAAGCTTGTGCGGCTGCCAGTAATCGCGCAGATAGATCAGGGCCGCGCGAGCCCGGGCATCGTCCTTGCTCATTTTGTCCATTGCCGCAACATCCTGAGCATGCCAGGTTGAAGCGATACCAAAAATAGTGAAGCCTCCGGAGTCACCGACGAGGTTCGACTTGTAACCCTCGCGGGATTCTACCCAGGACATGGCGAGTCGGTCGAAAGTAGTCCTCATTGCCGCTTTCCCTCCCGGAGCTCGAGCGTCATCTTTTGGTGTTCCTTCAGATCGTTGCGGATCTCGCACACCGTCGAATTCATGCTCGAGAGAGTGGCGTTGATGGCGACCTGGTTCGCCTCGACGGTGGAGATGCGGCGCTCATGATTGAGGAGCGTGGTGCCACCGCCGGCGATTATGCCCGCGACCAGCGTGATAATGATTCCCGTCCCGATGGTGATGCGCGACTCTTTCGGTTCGTTGGCCACCGCCGATCCCTCCTTTTGTTCCGCGTTTCGCGATTCAACTTTCGCGATGTTCTTCATTACTGCCCCATGTAGGTAAAGCCGTTTAATGATCCGGCACCGGGTGCTAAGAGCCAATGGCTTTTTCCGGTGAAGTCCCATCCACCGGAGAGCAGGCCATATCCCTTGAGCCGCATGGGCTTACCGTTCGCCCCGTCAACGGGTGCCACAAACTGCGTGCTCACCGTGTCGAGAATTGAAACTTTCATCCCTGATGTTCCTATGGGCAGCGCCTGGTATCCGCCTAATCCGGTCTGCGCGTTGAATCCCGCAATGGACAGGGGGTAGCGGCAGGTACCAAGACCTACCCCTGATGTAAGGGGCGTGGCGCCGGATTGCGTGACATAGTAGCCATAGCGCCCGAGCAATATGTCTTCGAGCACTGAAGCGAGCGCCCTTCTGCCTTCTGGATCGGACGGGTGGACATTGTCGAGAAGTCCGTTTGGGTCGGTGTAGTACCCGGGGTTTGCGGCGCCCCGAACGTTTGCGTAATACAGGCTGAACACAAAATGATTGAGCGGAAAGGCGGCCGCGTAGCCGTTAGATGCGGCCATCGTGGCGACCTTGGAGTTAAAGTCCATGGGAATTGTCAACTGTCCTGCCTGTGTCGCATGCCATGAAGGCATCATCCCGAGCAATATGGGCGTGCTGCCGTATGCCCGGGCTTTGCTTGCCATGGTCAGAACATCGTCTGCCGCCTGCGTCGTCGTGAGGTTTATTGGGTTATTGCCTCTCGGGCTGAGGCTATTCCCGTAGGTAAGGATGACGAAATAGCCCGGCACGCCCCAGTAATCCACCGCTCTATCGATGAGCCAAGAGGCGGTTGATCCTAACGACCCGCCCCACGCCGCGCAGTTGGCTCCAGCGGTGGCGTTGCAGTCGGAGCCCGCACCGTAAACCGTCCACCCGGAAAGCCAAAGGTCCTGGGCAAGCCGATATACCATCCCTGCGGCAATCGAGTCTCCCACGACAATTAATGTGTTGGGACCAAGCAGTGTAGGGGTAGCGGCGACGGGGTTCCGGAATGCCCCGACGTCCGCCGAGCCACGCCAGGCGTTACCGTTGATGTCCGTTGCGGGAAGATTGGCGGCGTAGCCCTTGCCTGTGAGGCGTCCGTTTCTCGGGGTATAGTCGTCATTGTCCGGATCGGCGAAGTCGGGATTGATAAAGTGATTCGTTTCGTCGACAAGAGCAGCTTGGGACGAGTTGTCGGCTAGCCGGTCGAGATTGATCGCCGGGTATTCGCCGGCTTTATAAACTATATTGCCCTTCACGGTCCATCCCGCCGGAGGGCCGCAGCGGCCAGATGAGCAATCGGGGACGAGATTTCCTAAATAAAGGGGGTAGAGAAAGGTGTTGTCTGCAACAAAAATGTTCCCCGTGATCTGGGCTATTGTCCTGGCATCCACGACCGAATCGTTATAGAGCAACTGGGACGGCCCAGGTACCACCGTGCTGTTAATGAGGTTGAGCCTGATGGGAACCTTGGACGTCGATCCATAAAGGAGATTCCCGAAGTTTTTCAAAAGACAGGTATCAAGCGTCACCGTCGCCGTGTAGGAACCGTTTGTATTGATATTGTTGCGAATGAAGCCCGTGTTGGTGCCCGTGATGTTTACCCAGTTTTTCAGTTTCATACGGCGAAGTATTGCGGTCGCGTTGTAGCCAGCCGCATTGAGGAACTCGATGAAATACGTGTTAATTACGACGCCCGGTAAGTCTATTGTTCCATCCTCCATGAGGATCTCGAAGTCCTGAGCAGTAGACCCCACGTTCGACCATCGGGCGACGGTAGCCCCAGCGTTTGTGACATTGACATGCTGAAACCTTACCCTTCCTCTGAGATTCCACATCTGACCTGAAGCGTTAGCCATGTCTATAGTGGGGTTTGTCGATGCCGCGCTTACCGTAAAATAGCCAGATCCGCCCGAGGGGGCCAGGCTTATCACATGGTCCGTTGCAGGACTGGTCCTCCAGACGCCGGCGGTATCAGCGTATGATCCTGGACACAAGGCAAGCGTATCCCCGAACTGCCATGACGTGGTATTTTCAACCGCGTATTCGATGGATTTGCAGGCCGTGCTTGTTCCGCAGGTCCCCACGACGTTGCACGATGCGCTATCGGATCCGTTGACCGGATCGACAAACCGAACGGCCCCCCACACCGGCCCGGTCGGGATCCCGGCGAGGAGCGCGAGGACGAGTGCCGCGGCGGCGAGAGCAAAGAGGCGGGAGGATCTGCCGGGCATGGCCTTACTCCTCGGTGTAGAGGAACCAGTAGTCGACCGTGGCCGTGGTGTCGGCGTTGATAACCAGGGCCTGGTCGGGGCTGGCCGCATAGTATGGCGTCATGGCGGTGGCGGGGTCTTTCGCTGCCGGGAAAACCCCGATGTTCGCGACGAGGGGCCACCTCGAATCCATTTGCGTCGTCCCGCTCTTGAGGTAGGGATTTACCGTGCCCTCGGCGACGAGCTTGAATCCCCAGACGAGGATGCGCTTGCCCGCTGCGGGGGCGGGTATCACCGTGGTGTCGCCGGCGGCCGCTTTCGTGCCGTAGACCGTGTGGGGCGCGATAAGGCCCCTTGACGGGTGCCTGAACGTGGGGAAGTCGGGGCCTGATGTCGACATTGCCGTCGATATTGCCATCAGGACGCAGCCGGCGACGATCGCGAGGGCGACGAGTCTCTTCATAACCTACCTCCTTGCGCCGACGCTTTTCGGCGCGCCATGTATTGCGGCAAGAGAAAAGATGGTAAGCGCCGCGAGGGGCACTATTTGCCAGGTGAAGAACGCGCACGCGCTCACGCACGACGCGATGAAGGACAAAACCGGGGCCGTGTCGACGAGACGCAGGCCTTTCTTGATCGTCGAGGCGACAAAGGCGGCGGCAAGGATGAGGCCCAGGGCACCGGTGGAGAATGCGAGCTGCAGAAAGTCGTTGTGAGCTTCCATAAACATCTCGGTCCCGGGAGGCAAAAGAGACGGTATCACGGCGCCGTAACGGCCGAAGCCCCACCCGAGGACCGGGAACGACAACCAGGCCTGGACTGTCGCGGACCATGCGACGAGGCGCGATCCGACATGAGCTTCGAAGCTCCAGCCGGCGAGGCCTCCGACGGCTGCGAGGGTGCATACGCCTCCCGCAGTTGCGATGGAAGCGCCGACGATGCCGTGCCTTTTCCAGAGGAGTACTCCGGCAACGGCGACGAGAGCGACCAAGCCGATCCACACCTTACACAGGACGATACCGAGAACAACCAAAGGCAGCGCAAGGACCCAGCGGCGCCGGAAAAAATAGGGCGCGCAGATCCCGAGAAGGGCGCTTGTCTCGTCGGGGTTTGCCATGAGCCCCGTGATGCCTCTTGTGTGCCCAGGGATCCCGAGGCCGGCGACCTGGAGGATCTCCATCGCGACGTTCGCGAGGGCGACGATGCAGACCGTGTCGGCGATGTATGCCATGCCTCCCGCCCACTTCTCATGACTGGCACACGCGAGGACGAACGCGACGGCGGCGAGGGCCAGGAGAAATATCCGTATTCCCGGAGCGGGGAACAGGAAAACCGACAGGGCGACGCAGGCGATGAGGGCCGCGCCCGATCGGGTATATTGCCAGGCACCTATTGCCGAGGCCCCGATGGCGACGGGAGCGGCGAGCACGAGCCGGTTATGCCGCAAGCCATTTATGGCCGGTACATACGCGGTGGTGAGGAGGGCCAGGGCGGCACACACCGCCCCGGCTGCCCGTTTACTCATTGGTTAGCTCTGCTCCCAGACTTCGAAAACGTCGGCCGTGGTGGCCGTGTAAAACGCCCGCTTGCCGTTCGCTATGGTGCCGCCCGTCTTGCCCGTGACCTTGAACGTGAGGACCTGGCCCGACCCATTAAACACCGTGTAGGTGTGACCGGCGACGGCGGACCGCAAAAGGGCGTTGACCCCTCCGCTCGCGTTGCTCACGGTAATGTAGCCCGCATAGGTGTCGGCGGTCGGGATGGTCCAGTCCGTTGCCGTGGCGCCGTAGTTGTGGGTAGCGATCGTGGGCGTCGTTTTGAGGGTGGCGCCGGTGAAGTCTATTACGGCCCCCGACCGCGTCGCCATGCTGCCCTTGACGAGGACATTGTAGAAGTCCCCGTCGTAATAGGCAGCGTTGATGCCGATCCCGACGGCGATGAGCAGTGCCGCCAGGAGTACCGCTCCGAGGAGGCCTTTACGGCCGCCCCGGGTTTTCAGTGTAGGAAAGCGCATCTCGTCACCTCCCGCTATTCGTTGGTGTCGTAGATGAGGTAGGCCACGTCGGAACAGACGACCTTGAAGTCGTCGGAGGTCTCCACCTCGATCCACTCGCCGCCTCCTCCCACTTCTTCGTCCCGATAGGAACGGACCTTGTAGCCTATACCCGTGGCCATCTGCTGCCAGACAAAGGTTTTGAACGCGGAGATGCCCTCCATCTGGGCGGCCGCATCGATATAGGCCAGGACGATGGAGTCTCCCATGATGTAATCGAAAATTGACGTCTGACCCTTGTTCGCGGTGTTGTACTTGGCCGAGGACACCACCACATTCTGGATCTCGAACACCTCCGCCATTTGGGCGGCCGTGATCGTGGCCGGGTCCCCGCTCGTGGCGCCGCCCTTGACGTGGTCGAGGAGCTGGGGGTGCCGTTTGAGCTTGTCATAGGCGGACTTGCCGATGAACATGTAATTCGGGTCCATGAAGCAGGCGGCCTTGCCGGTGTCGATGACGCCGATCGGGTCGGAATTGGTATAGTCGGTGAACTGGTCGGTGCCCGTGAGCTGCGTGCGCATGGACGAGCCGTAGTTCGCGTAGGTGGTAATGTAGCCGAGGACATCGATCTCCCTGTCGAGCAGAAGCAGGTCGGTGACGATCGCCGCCGTCTTCTGCCTGGGCTGTATGGGAGCATCGGAGTTCGCGACCGTCGCGTCCGATACGAAATCGCGCAGGGCCCGGTCGTTGCACTTGTACGTGTCGCTGGAGACGTTCCAGTCGACCGTGTTTGCCTTGCCCTTCGGGCCTCGGGCAGTCTTCGGCCTGGTAAAGCGGTCCTTTTTGTCATAGACGAAGTACTTGTCGCTCTGCTTGGGAACGAGCACGGGGGGAGCGACCCTGTTCGCGATATAAAGGCCCGCGGGGTTTTTGTACTCAACCGCGAAGTTCGAGAGCGGCTGGTCTACGTGTACATCTACTCTCTGAGGCATGTTTTATGCCCTCCTTTCTATTGAGATGGGCCCGGGCGACTGTTAGTCGTCACCGGCGCCGGAGATGTAGCCCGGACCGACGAGAAGAACGTCGATCAGGTCGCCGTCCGCGCTCGATGCCTCGAGGGCGGTAGCGAAATAGAACGCGTCGTCTCCCGAAACCTTCACGCCCTTATAGGCGCTGTTCGATCCGAGGTGATCGCCGATCGCGATCGGCGTGGTGCCGTCGACGATCATGCGGGTGCGGCCCAGTACCGCGAGGTCTCCCGGCGCGCCGGCCTCTGCGGCGGGCTTGGAGTCGATGATGCCGCAGGCGCCGTTCGCTGCGGCCGACGAGTCGAAATAGTCGATCTTGCCGTTTGTGTCGAGCTTACCGGCATAGTACCTGTAGCTCGAAAGGTCACGCGCGGTAGACGCGGAAATGCTTACAACGGGTGCTCCGGTGGATGCTCCGCCCATGGCTATCTACCTCCTTCGTCGAGTTTGTTGTTTCTCATGTAGGCCGCGGCGAGCTTCGGGTTTTCGGCCAAAACGAGGGTCATGGCCTCACCGTATGTGATCTTGTCCTGCCGCTGCCTGGCCTGGGTGAGCTGATGGACTTTGGCTCCCGGGTCCTCGCCTTCCTTGAGGGCCGTTTCCTTGCCGTCTCCGGCCGCGGCGGCGGCCGGGTTTCCGAGCCTGCTTGCTTCGGCCCCTGCCGTCTCGAAGGACGAGAGCAGCGAGGCGCCCGTTTCCCGCTCTTTGGCCACGATCCGCACGGCCGCTTGCTCCGCCGTGGTGGTGCCGTCGAACATGAGCTCCGCGCCGAGGACCTCGAGACCGGCGACGAGCTGGCCGTCCTTGCGGCAGAACATGCCGAAGACGCCCTTGATGCGGGTGCGCTCGGTTTCCGCACCGGTGGAAAGGCCTTCCGTTTTCCCTGCCGCGAGCCCGGCGGCGTGACCTGCTACGCGGCCTTCGTCGAACACGGCCGCGTGGATCTCGGGATAAAGCTCCTTCAACGTTTCTTTGGTGAGCTGATCCATATTACGCTTTACCTCCTTGTAGTTTTGCGGCGATCTCCGCCTCTATCCTCTCCCTGAGGATGAAGCTCCCGCCGTCCTTAGCGAGCCTTGCCATAACGCGCTCTTTCGTGGAAACACCGTCCACGAGGCCCGCCTTTATTGCGGCCTGGGTCTTGAAGACCCGTCCGTCCGCCCATTTGTCCATCTTCTCGAGGGAAAGGCCCCTGTAGGCGGCCACGTCCTCGGTGAAGAGGGAGTAAAAGTAGTCGACGTTGTCCTGCATCATCTGCCGGGCCTCGTCCGATAAGGGGCCGAACTGGGACCCCGCCGTCTTGTACTTGCCCGCGTAGATCTCCGTGGTTTTGCGGCCGGCCATTTCCTCGGCCTTGCTCACGTCGACGTGGCGCATATAGACGCCGACGGAGCCGATGTCGTTATCGTTACCCGAGGCATAAAAACGCTGCGCCGAGGAGGCGATCCAGTAAGCGGCGGACGCGGCCTGGCCGTCGGTAAAGGCGACGACGGGCTTCTTGGCGGACATCTTGCGGACCTGGGCCGCGAGGTTCTGTATTCCCAGGGCCTCGCCTCCAGGCGAGTCGATGTAGAGCAGGACACATTTGACGTCCGTGTCGGATGCCGCCGCGGCTAAGTCGCGGGCGATCTTGTCGGTGGACAGACCCCCCGAGATGGACGTGAGCAGGGATGCCTTACGGGCGATTATGCCTTCCACGTAGATGGTGGCGACGCCGTCGGCGACTTCGTATGGCTTGGGGTTGTTGGACAGGGGCTTGCCGATGGCGGCCTCGACCGAGGAGAGGTCTATTTTGTCCCCCCTGAGATGGGTCTTGTAGATCTCCTGGATCTCCTCGAGGTACGAGGGGAGGATGGCCCAGCACCCGTTCATGATATCGAGCAGCCGGCTATGGGCGGGGACGCACTCGCCGGACCTTCTATCCTTCAGCATTATTCACCTCCCTGGGGCCGCTCGTCCGGCCGCGAGGCCGAGCCGTCGGCGCTCGTTCCCCTGACGTTGGGGTCTATGCCGGCCTCGATGAGCATCTTTCGTTCCTTGACGGTTTGACGAATGGTGCGGTCCCAGTCGCCACCGTCGAACTCGGCTTTTTCCTGAGAGCGGGTCGTGATGGTGAGGGCAACGCGCTCTTTTGCCGCCTCGATATCCTTCTGGGGATCGATCTGGGGCATGGCGAGGCCGTGCCATTCCGAGCCGAGATATGCCTTGTGAACAATAGGGTCGGTGAAGAAACCGGGGGCCCGGAGGCGGCCGCGCATGATAGCTTCCGAGATAAGCAGCTCGTAGACGACGGCGCACAGGTTATCGACGAGCCATTTGCGGCGGGTCTTGAACATGCGCCAGGCGTCGAGCAGGGCGGCCCGGGACGCGGAATAGCTCGAGGTGAAGTGTTTAATGAGAACCTCGAAGGGAATGTCGAGGGCCACGCCGATTTGCCTCGTCCAGGCGAGGACGAAGGGCTCGAACGAGCTGTTCGGCCTGCTCGGATTGAAGGACGAGAGCTTTTCTCCCGATCCGAGAGATATAATGGCGCCATTGCCGAGGCGCAGCTCGCCGTTGTACGGGTCGCGGCCCATCTCGGTGGAACCGTCGACGCCTTCGGATTCCTGGACCGGTGCAAAGTCTTCCTCGCCTTCGGGGGATTCTATGAAGGCGGTGACGTATCCGGAGACAACGGCCGCCATGATCTCGGCTTCGCCGTAATTGGTGAGCTGCTTTATGGTCTCGACGACCGGAGCAAGGAAGGGCACGCCACGGGCCTGCCCGGGTCTCAGCATCTTGTAAAGAAGCACGCAATTAGGGAAGCGGCCGGATTTGTCCCACGCCTGCAGGGTGGACCATGTCCATTTTGTGCGGTAAGTGGACCCGGGATGCTGATCGAGGACGTCATAGGCAACCGGGGCCCCGTGCTCATCGCGGTGAACGCCGCCGGCGAGCTCGTCGGTGTCGGGGGCGAAATCGGTATTGGAGACGCGGTCCGCCTCCACGGCCTGGAGCTTGAGGGAATAGGGGACGAAGCCCCGGGGGAACCTGGGAAAGGTGACGAGGACGTCGCCGTTTTCGAGGACCTGACGGAAGGCGAGGTCGCAAAAACCGGCAAAGTTGAGAACGCGGTCGGCGTGACACTCTTTGGATTCCGCCCAGAGGCGCCATTCCCGCTCGGCCGATGCTTCCCAGGTGTCGGCTTCGTCATCCGACATGGGAAGTACGTCGCGATCGATGCGCGACTGCAGGGTGAGACCGGCGCCCACCACGTTGCCGACCGTGGTATTGATGGCGCCGGTGGCAAGCGGGGCATTTCGAACGAGGTCGCGCGAGCGGTTGCGGAGAGTCTCGAGATCGTCCAGGAGGTCCGAGTCGGCGGATCCCTGAAGCGGGTTCCATCCCTTGATGGAGCGGCGGGAGCGGGAAGCCCCGGAATACGCCCCCGATATCGCCATTATGGAACGCCTGTAGAGGCGCTCCTGACCGGACGCCGGATTGAAATAGTTGACGATGCGGTCGGGGATGGTCCAGCGGATGTCCACCTTGCCGCCCGAAGGAAGGGTAACGGTCTTTCGGGTGAACGGGACGCGCAGCGCGGGCATGCCGGACGATCTATTTGACATGATTTATCACCGCTCCGCGGATCGCCATGCCGCCGCGCGAAAGGCGTTTGACGCGCCTGTTCCAAATTTCTATGCCTTGCTGGATCTTGCCGAGGTCGGCTTTGGTAAAGGCGTCGCCCTCGGGCGCCGTGTACGACTGAGCCCCGGAAAGGATCGCCGTTTCGGCGGCGAGGTATGCATTGAGCTGGGCCTGGGCCTGGGCGAGTGTTATACCAGCCATGAGGGCCTCCGGAGAATGGATAGGGTCGCCCGGGCGGGCGCGGATAAATGGGAGGCCTCTCTGAGGAGGCCTCCGTTGACCTTTGACCTGTCCGCCCGGCGGGCAGAATAGCCGGACACAACCACGCTGCCAGGATGGGAACCACGGTGGTGAGGGTGGCCGGTCCGTATCATGGGGAGAGGATACAAAGTGAGAAAACGGGTGTCATGCACAGAAGTGCACGATATGCACAATATGCACAGTATTTGCGTTTCCAATTAGAAACAAAATAGAACCGGATTATTAACGGACTCCCTTGTTGAGAACCCGGCGCCCGGTGCGGAGAATTGCCGCTTTTGGGGCGACCTCCGAGGCGAGGTCTTTTCCCTGCTTTATGAGCTTTAAAACAGACGCGCGAAACACACGTAATGTGGACCCTCCCACAAGGGTGCTGTCGAGCTTTCCTTCTTCACACCATTTGTAGACGACTCGCTTGGAAACCGAAAAGAAATCGGCTACTTCATCGGGCCTCAAGAGGTCTTTATCGGGAAGGGAAGGGAGATTCACTCTATCTCACGCCAGAGTTGAGCACACGGCGGCCGGGACGGAAGCGGGCCCGTTCTTTCGGATCGGAGGGAACGAGCGGGGCGGCGACAGGGGCGACTCCGGGAATGACCTGGGGATCGGGCACCGGACCGGGAGACGCGGCGATTCTTTCCATATTGCGGATCCTCCTGCGCGCGGCGATCCGGGAAAGGGACGGGAGCCATTCCGGGTCCGCGCAGGCGAACGCGTACACCGTGCAATCGAAATAGTGGTTGGCGGTGCGGATCTTCTTCCAGAAGGTGTTCCCCCTGCGGTCGCGGTGGAGCTGCTCGGCGAGGAGCTCCCGGACGAAGTCGTCGGCCGTACCGAAGTGGAGGAACATGCGCCGCTTTTTGCCTTTCTCGCGGTCGATGTAGTTGTGCACGTCGATCTTGAAACGATCGGTGTCGAGTATGCGGAGCTCAATTTTTCCCGCCTCCAGGCGGCGGTTCTTCTTTCCCTTGGGGCCCGCGCCGATGAGGCTGAAATGTATGCGCTTGGACTGGCTGTGAGAGGCTCCCTTGACCGCGAACACGACGCCGCGCCTTTTGACCTTGAGGAGCCATTCCTCGATGGCGGCCGTCTGGGTCATGTCGCTATCGGGTTTGCCCTTGCCGCCGCCGATGTCGATCGCGGCGCGCCAGATCGCCATGACGTCGTTCGACCCATCTATGTCATAGCGGGTTTCGAAGACGTGCTCTTCCACGTCCTCGAGGGCGGGTAGGACGCCGTATTCGATGAGGGTGGCGTCGAAATTCGCGTTCCAGGCCCAGGCGGTGAATTTGAAATAGTCCTTGTGGGAGTCGTAGCCGCACGAGATTGCGATGGTGTCGGCGGGTGCGGTGCAAGCGGCGAGCTTCTCGACGCGGTGAGTGGTGAGGACCTCGTCTTCCTGCTTGTTGTCGACGCGCTCGGTGTAGGCCTCCGCGCGGTGCTGGGTGACGAATGCCATATGCTTTGCCGAATCGTCGAGGCCTCGAAGGTGCGCCGCGACCACGCGGGAAAGCGAGACGAAAGGGGAGTACCAGCTCGGGAGGTGAAAGGCGACATGGGCGGGCCGGCCGTCGGGCACGGCGTTGCGGGCGCGCCATCGGCCTGCCGCCACGGCATCGTTGCGGAGGCGGTCCGTCCACTTCATGCCACACGACCCGCACGTGTAAGCGGCGAGGCGGCGGCGAAAAATGGTGCTGGGGTCCCGGACGTCGGACGGCCAGGAGATGTTTTCAAACAGCATGACCTGGAAGCGGCCGCAGATCGGGCAGCGCGCCTCGTAGTCGTATACCTCGTCGGCTTCCTCGGTGAGGGCCCGCCAGATAATGCCACTTTCGCGCGCGGGAGTGGAGCAACGCAGGTGTTTATACGTGTTGTGGTAGGAAATGAAGCGCTGATCGATGAGAGAATCGGGGTCCGCCTCCTTGCCGGTGAACTGCTCGTATTTGTCCGTTTCGTCGGAAACGCCATATTTGTACGAGTCGGACGCGAGCTGCGCGGCGGACCCTGCCCAGGCGACGTTGACGGATGCGCCATTATTGAAGGAGAGCGACAAGCGGGTGTTTCCTCGAGGGGCGAGGATCTCGCGGAGACGATCGGAAGAGTCGACCATCTTGCGAAGCTTCTTCGTCATGGCGTCGCCGGCCTTGTTCTCGTTGGCGGCGGTCCACAGGACGGGCCCGGGATCCTGGTCGATGGAATAGCCCACGCAATTGAGGGCGACCTGGGTTTTGGAGCTCTGCGGGGCCCAGCATAGTGAAATTTCGTGGACCCACGGGAGGTTCCAGGCGTCCATGGGAAAACGGGTATAGGCGGCGAAGGCCGTCGACCAGGGGCCCTGGCGGCCGCCCTCGGTAATGCGGCGGTAGTGGTCCGCCCAGGCCGAGACGGTGACGGGAAGGCCGGTCCGGGGATCCCGCTCGCGGGGACGGAAAACGCGCGCCTCGCCGGCGGTGAACCGGAAGGTGTAGGGGGCGCCGGAAGCCGAGGGCAAGGGCAAAACGGCATCGTAGGGGGATTCCGGCAGCGCCGCGGGGTCGATAAGGGGGCGGCCCAGGGGGATAGAACTGCCGAAGAGGAGGCCTGAGGCGCGCTTGTCAGTCAAGATCGCCCTCGTCGTCATCGGGACCCGCGTCGAAGTCGTCCGAGCTGCGGGCGGCCTGGCGCTCGGGTGCCGCCGGCGCGGTGAAATGTGCCTTTTCGTCGGCATAGCGAGCGAAAACGGATTCACGCGAGGTGCGCATGAACTCGATGAGATCGGGCTCGAGTGCGGGATCTCCCTTGACCAGGGCGATGATGTCCCCGGCCGCGCCGAAAATCCAGTTTTCATCATCGCTCTTGAGGACCGAGGCCCGCGCCGCGAGCTCGCGTTCGAAAGCGTCCCGGGGTACGAGCTCGCCGAGAGTCTCCTTTGTCTTGATTTCCCAATGGCTCGCCCGGGCCGTGGCCATTCTCGTCTCGGCGAGGAGCTTTTCGCGCTGCAGGTCGTTGAGCTGGTCGGAGACCTTAGATGAGCCGTCTTTCTTCCTCAGGAACGTGCGGGCATACTTATCGACGGCGATCTTCCCGAAGGCGCCCTCGGGATTGCGGGTGAGCTTGCCCTCGGCGACATGCTTGTAAAGGCCCGGCTGCGAAATTTTCCAGCCCGCCCCCTGAAGGTAGCCCAGAACCTCGAGCACGTTCTTGAAGCTCGCCGCCTCGGATGGCCTGGTCTCTTGTTCGGTGGTCGGTTCTATTTTTCTACTCCGTTTTATAACCAAAAGCTGTCGAATGTCGCGGCTTTGGCAACCGTGTCTTGACAATATTCCGGGAAGGACCCGCGATCATTGGTTCGCTCTCCGTCGCTCATTATCCTCGAGCGACATCGCCGACCCGCTGGCGACGACGGCGACGTCCTTGAGCAGCGGCGGCTCCTCATCCTCTCGCTGTCTTTTGATGCACCGTCTGCCTCTGCCATCGCGGGTAATCTCCAAGGGCTCAGGTGCTGCCGCGCGCTTGTCCTTCACCTGGTCGTTGTTCCCTGGTTGCCCTGTTTCCTCCTCGTCTTCCCAACGGCGACCTCGCAGCCACGACGCAGCATAGGGGATACCGACGCCTCGGCGCCATAGGTCGGACTTCTTCTGCACTTCCAGGGCGGCGATGATGCGTTCGACGAGCTCGGGTGTGGGCTTAAGTTGCCCCCAGGCTTTCTGCGCGTCGAGCTTTGCCTTGCGCATCTGTGAAGGGGCAGCCGCCCAGAAACGCGCAAACGCCTCGCCGGGATCGGCGAGTGTCTGTGTGTTTTTAATGCTTTTAAAACCTTCGACGCTACCACGTGGCGTGCTTTTGCCGTGAACCACGCTGTCTGGTAGCGTGCTCGGTTTTTCAACCACGCTACCACGTGGCGTGCTTTGGTCTTTGACCACGCTGTCTGGTAGCGTACTTTCCTCGCTAACCACGCTATCTGGTAGCGTGGTTTTCCAGCACGACTTATCGAGGAGCACGTATCTGTTTGCCGCTCCTCTCCTCCGCTGCACGGCAACAATGTTGAGGCTCTCCAGTTCCTTTATTGCCTTTTCGACGGTCGTGTGGTGAATTCCGGCCTTCTTCGATATTGTTTCCGTACTCGGCCACGAGGTGTGGTCCTTTCCTTCATGGCGTGCAAGGACCATGTAAACCCCTTTTGCATAGATGCTGATGTCTTCACGGTCTATTAGTTCATTGTCGAGGGTTGTGGTGACCTTTTGTCTCTTATCCACTACCTCGTGGCCGCATTCCTTGCCGAGCATCCTTTATCCCTGCGCCTTCGCCGCGCCCGTGGTCTTCTTTATTGTGGTGATCGCCCGGGCCAGGTCATGGACCTCACTCGCCAGTTTCTGCTTCTGTCGATCGAGCTCCTCAACGTCCTCGGTGAGACTCTTCTTTTTCATCTCGAGGAAGGCGATGCCGTTGTCTATTTTCTCCTCCACCCAGGCGGCCGCGGCGGAGTGGACCTCTGCCGGATCCTCACCTTGACGAACGGCAGCGCGCACCCGAAGGCGCCGGGGAAAGCCCGAGTAGGTGCGCTCACCCTCGTACTCTATTTCGAGGGGAATGAAACCGAGCGTTTCAGAAAGAGGGGGCTTCGTTTCATCGACCGGTGGTTTTGCTTCCCGCCGGCGACTCTTCGGTTCAGTAACTGGCGCTTTCGTTTCAGGTTTCAC